GCCCAGGCCTGCACCGTCGTACCTACGCCGACGGCACGGTGATCGAATACGACAGTGCGGCCCACCACCTCAACGCCACGCTGGTCGACGGCGGCACAACCAACCTTATCAGCAAGGGCGGCATCAACCTGGTCGGCGACATCACGCACCAGGGCGACTACATCCAAACCGGGAATCAGACCGTCACCGGCCGGGTTGACGTGTCGATTGACGTGGTCGCGGCGGGCGTCAGCCTCGTAAATCACCTGACCTCTGGAGTTAAGCAAGGCAGCGACCAGTCCGGGGTTCCCATCCCATCATGAACCGACAAACCGGCGGCGCCATCAGCGAGCGCGAACACATCAGTCAGTCGATCACCGACATCCTGACCACCCGCATTGGCACGCGTGTCATGCGCCGCGAATACGGCAGCCTGGTGCCCGAGCTGGTCGACCACCCTTTCAACGACGTCAACCGCCTGCGGGTTTATGCAGCCACGGTCATGGCCCTTATGCGCTGGGAAACCCGCATCAGCTTGAGCCGCGTGCAGTTCGCAGGCGCGAACATGCAGGGCCAGGCCTCGATCGATCTGGAGGGCACCGTGGTGGATACCAATGAGCCGCTGAGCCTCAGCGTACCGCTGCAGCTGGGGGGCAGTGTATGAACAGTTTTGCAGCCATCGACCTCAGCCAACTGCCGCCGCCGCAGATCGTCGAGCAAATCGACTTCGAACAGATCCTGGCCGAGCGAAAGACGTACATGATCAGCCTATGGCCGGCCGACGAGCAGGCCCAAATCGCGGCCCGCCTGGAGATTGAGTCGGAGCCACTGACCAAGCTGCTGCAGGAAAACGTCTATCGCGAGACCGTGTGGCGTCAGCGGGTCAACGAAGCGTCGCTTGCCAACCTGCTCGCCACCGCGCGGGGTACTGACCTGGAGCAGCTGGCCGCAAACTTCAACGTCAAGCGCCTGGTCATTCAGGAAGGCAAAGCGAACGCTGTGCCGCCCATCCCGAAGCTGATGGAAGGGGACGACAGCCTGCGCGAGCGGGCGCAGATGGCCTGGGAAGGCTTGAGCACAGCCGGCCCGCGCAACAGCTACATCTTTCACGCCAGGGCCGCGGATGGTCGCGTGGCCGACGCCACCGCCGAAAGCCCCTCGCCTGCCGTCGCTGTGGTCACGGTTCAGTCATTGCTAGGCGATGGAACGGCGCCCCCCGACCTGCTTGCAATCGTCAACGCTTATCTGAGCGACGATGACCGCCGGCCGGTGGCCGACCGTCTCACCGTTCAGGGCGCGCAGATCCTGAATTACCAGGTCAAGGCCAAGCTCTATCTGCTGTCGAGCGGGCCGGAGTCGGAGCCGATCTTGGCTGCTGCCAAACAACGTCTGCTGGCCTACGTTCACCAACGCCGCCGCCTGGGCATGGAGGTTTCCGAATCAGCCCTGCACGCCGCGCTCCACGTCGAGGGCGTGCGCAAGGTCGAGCTGGAGGGCTGGGTGGATATTGTCGCGACCAAAGCCCAAGCGCCGTATTGCACTGGTGTCGACGTAACGCGAGGCGCCGAGTAATGGGTGCGCAGCAGCTGTTACCGGGAAATGCTACATCGCTTGAGCGACAGGCGGCGAAGGCACTTGCACAGATCCAGCGCGTCCCCATCCCCTTGCGACAGCTTTGCAACCCGAACACATGCCCTGTCGATCTTTTGCCCTATTTGGCCTGGGCTTTCTCGGTTGATCGCTGGGACAGCACGTGGATAGAGGCAGCGAAACGCGCGGCAATCCGTTCCTCCCACTACATCCACTCGCGCAAAGGCACCATCGGTGCACTGCGGCGCATCGTGGAGCCTCTCGGTTATCTGATCGAGGTGCTGGAGTGGTGGCAGACGGTACCAGAAGGCATACCCGGTACCTTCGCCTTGAAAGTTGGGGTGCTGGAAACTGGTATCACAGAAGAGATGTACCAGGAACTCACCTGGCTAATCGACGACGCAAAGCCACTCACCCGTCACCTGACCGGCCTGGCTATCAGCCTAGAAAGCACCGGCACATCGTTTATCGGTATCAGCGTTTACGAAGGCGACGAACTAAGTGTTTACCCACCGACTCAGCGCGACATTGATGTCAGCGGCTACCTTGCCGTCGGTGGTCGCGAACATCACATCGACACAATGGACATCTACCCATGACCGACCAAAACAACCAATTCTTCGCGATCCTGACCGCCGTCGGAGAGGCCAAGCAAGCCAATGCCGATGCGTTGGGTGTGCCGTGGACTTTCGCCCAGATGGGTATCGGTGACGCCAACGGTACAGACCCGATTCCCAGTCGCACGCAAACGAAGCTGATCAATGAGCGCCGACGTGCACCGCTCAACCAGGTGAAGGTTGACCCGAGGAACGCGAGCGTCATCATCGCCGAGCAGATCATCCCCGAAAGCATCGGTGGCTGGTGGATTCGGGAAATCGGCCTTTACGATGCCGCCGGCGACCTGGTTGCCATTGCTAACTGCGCCCCCACATTCAAACCTCTGCTCTCCCAAGGTTCAGGACGCACCCAGGTTATTCGGATCAACCTGATCGTCAGTAGCACGTCGAATATAGAGTTGAAAATTGATCCTTCTGTTGTTCTGGCAACACGGGAATATGTCGACACCTCAATCACCAATGTTCTACCTCCTACTCGAGAAGACGGTACCTATACCAAGGTTCTTATCGACAAGCGCGGCGTGGTGCTAAAGGGCTACAACCCGACTACTTTAGAAGGCTATTCCATTGAGGTTGCTACAAAGCTCGAAGCGGAAGCGCAGGTCGACCAGGACAATTCAAAACCCATGACAGCGTTGCGGGTATTCCAGGCGATCCAAAAGCGGGTGACTCAGGCGACTGAACTCGCTTTCGGCTGGGCAAAGGTGGCGAATCAGCAACAGGTAGAAGCCGGGGTGGATGACGCAACATTCGTCACCCCCAAAAAATTGCGATTCGGTTTTCAGATTCTTAAGGCTACCAATGGCTACATCATTTTCCCGAGTTGGCTCGGTGGGCTGATTATTCAGTGGGGCCGTGTGGGTTTCATTGCGGAAGGTTATCAAACGTTCAACTTCACGATTCCGTTCCCCAACGCGTCGCTGATCGGCGTATCTGGCCTGGGTGACAGTGTTATTTATGAATGGTCGAGTCAACCGTTCTGCTCACTGCTGTTGGGTGGCAGCAAATCATCTGCTCAGGCACTTAGCCGCTACCTGTCTAACTCGTCCTTGCAATACATCATTATTGGACACTAGGAGCATCTGATGAGTAATTACTACGCAACGTTCAATCCAGATAAAACCCTTTATCAGCGGTTGATCAAAGGGGTTCACCCTATCCCCAAAGATGCGGTCCAGCTGACCGATGAACAGTGGCATGCAGTAACCCAGCAAACAAATTGCACCTGGAAGCTTGAAGCGGACGGCTCGCTTACAAAACGCGCGTTACCCGATTCAGAACCCAACTATCGAGCACAGATCGCATCGGTTCGTTTTCGTCACGAAACCGCTGGTATCACAGTCAATGGGGTGGTGATCGATACCGCTCGGGATAGCCAGGCTTTAATCACCAGCGCAGCCCTAACAGCAGTGATAGACCCACAATATACCTGCACTTGGAAAACACTGAGTGGGCCGATGGAGTTGAAAGCAGCGCAGTTAATAAGCTTGGCAGGCGCAGTACGTAAACATGTTCAAACGTGCTTTGATCGAGAGGTCGAATTGCTCAAATCCGTCGCCGAGGGAAAATACACCCCCGACATGCTTAATGAAGGCTGGCCCGAGGGCACGACACAGAACAAGTCGTTGTAAACCACTTAGCTACAAACCCACGCGCTCGCCCAGCAGGCGCGCGCGCGGCAACCTCTGCACTGTCATTCCATCACAGCGCAGGCATAACCCATGGCCGATTATCTCCACGGCGTGCGGGTCATCGAACTCAACGACGGCACCCGCCCCATTCGCACTATTCCCACCGCAGTTATCGGCATGGTTTGCACGGCTGAAGATGCGGACCCACTGGTATTCCCTCTGGACACGCCCGTCCTGCTCACCAACGTGCAGACCGCCGTTGGTAAAGCCGGCGTCAAGGGCACCCTGGCCGCGAGCCTGCAAGGGATCGCCGACCAGACCAAGCCCTACGTCATCGTGGTGCGGGTCAAGGAAGGCGCCGACGAAGCGGCCACCACCAGTGCTCTGATCGGCGGCACCACGCCAAACGGCCAGTACACCGGCATGAAGGCCCTGCTCGCTGCCAAGTCACGCGTAGGCATGACCCCGCGTATTCTCGGCGTGCCTGGTCTGGACAGTTTGCCCGTGGCCACCGCCCTCGGTGCCATCGCCAAAGACCTTCGCGCCTTTGCCTACGTCAGCGCCTGGAACTGCAAGACCAAGGAAGAGGTGGTGGCGTACCGCGAGAACTTCGGCGCCCGTGAAATGATGGTGATCTGGCCGGACTTCCAGAACTGGGACACGGTCACCAACAAAACCACCACCGCCTCGGCTGTGGCCCGTGCGCTTGGCCTGCGCGCCAAGATCGATCAGGAGACGGGCTGGCATAAAACCCTGTCCAACGTGGCCGTCAGCGGCGTGACGGGTATCAGCGCCGACGTGTTCTGGGATCTTCAGAACCCAGCCACCGATGCCAACTACCTCAACAGCAACGAAGTGACGACGCTGATCAACGCCAACGGCTTCCGCTTCTGGGGTAGCCGGACCTGCAGCGACGATCCGCTGTTCGCCTTCGAAAACTACACCCGCACTGCGCAGATCCTCGCGGACACCATGGCGGAAGCGCACATGTGGGCGGTTGACCGCCCGATGCATGCCTCCCTGGTGCGCGACCTGGTCGAAGGCGTGAACGCCAAGATGCGCGAGATGAAATCACAGGGCTACCTGATCGGCGGCAGCTGCTGGTACCCGGACGACATCAACACCAAGGACACCCTCAAGGCCGGCAAGCTCTGGGTGGATTATGACTACACCCCCGTGCCGCCCCTTGAAGACCTCACCTTCCGCCAGCGAATCACCGACCGTTACCTGATCGATTTCTCGAAAGGCATCAACAGCTAAACCGGGCCTCCCCGCAAGGGGAGTTCACCCTGATCCCGTTTCCCGGAGAACACCGCTATGGCAATGCCTCGCAAGCTCAAAAACCTCAACCTGTTCAATGACGGCAACAGCTACCTCGGCTTGGTGAAGTCCCTCACCCTGCCCTCCCTCGGCCGCAAGATGGAAGCCTATCGCGGCGGCGGCATGAATGGCCCGGTCAAAGCTGACCTGGGCATGTCCGACGACGGCATCCAGTTCGAATGGAAAACCGGTGGCCTCGACCTGATCTCGTTGCGCCAGTTCGGCGCCGTCAACGCCTCCAGCGTAGCCCTGCGCTTCTCTGGCCCTTACCAGCAGGACGACACCGGAGAAGTCAGCAACGTGGAAGTGGTTGTCCGTGGTCGTCACGAAACCATCGAAATGGGCGATGCCCAGCCCGGTGAGGACACTGAGCATTCCATGACCACCACCTGCAGCTACTACAAGCTGACCGTGGATGGCGAAGAAATCATCGAAATCGACCTGCTCAACTTCGTCGAGAAGGTCAACGGCGTGGACATGCTGGAGAAGCACCGCACCGGCATGGGCATCTGACTTGCCCGCTCGATCAAACCTCACCCTTAATCACCAGGAGCAAATCCCATGAAGAACGAGACCACCGAACAGCCCGACGTGCAGCAGCTGGCCGACGACAACACCGTCACCCTCGATACGCCGATCCGTCGCGGAACGACCAGCATCGAGAGCATCACCCTGCGCAAACCGAACTCGGGCGAGCTGCGGGGCGTGAGCCTGGTGGAACTGCTGCAGATGGACGTTGCCAGTCTGATCAAGGTTCTGCCGCGCATCAGCTCGCCAAGCATCACCGCCATCGAAGTTGCCGGCATGGACCCGGCCGACCTGCTGGCCTTGAGCAGCAAAGTCTCTGGTTTTTTGTTGCAGAAGTCGGCGAAGACGGATGCATCCCTCGTCGCGTAGAGGACGCCATGGCCGATCTGGCCGTGGTTTTTCACTGGGCCCCGGCTGATATGGATCAGTTGGGCCTGCAAGACCTGATGGACTGGCGCGAGCGCGCCAGGGTGCGGAGTTCCAACGATGGCGAATGATCTGAGACTTCAGGTGCTGCTCAGCGCCATCGACAAGGCCACAGGTCCGCTGAACAAGATCACGGGCGGCAGCAAGGAAACCGCCCGTGCCCTCAAGGCCGCTCGTGACCGCTTGAAAGAACTCAACACCCAGCAGCGCGACGTCAGCGCCTGGCGTGAACTGCAGGCAGCAACCCGCGCGACATCCGAGGCGCTCGCCGCCAACAACACCAAGGTAGGCCAACTCGCCCGCGAAACGGCCAAAGTCCGGCAGCAGCTCGCGCCGACCCAGGCGCTGTTCGACAAGTCCCGGCAGAAGGTCGACGCGCTCAAAACCAGTCAGACCGACCTCAAGCGCGAACTCACCGGGACACGCAATGCCCTGGGGTTGCTGAGCGACGAACACCGCCAATCAGCCAGCCAGATCGCCGCCCTCAATACCGTGATGCAAAAGGGCAATGCCCTGACCCGAGCGCAGCACGACGAATACACCCGCCTCACAGCCGCGCAGCGGGAGCGCAAGACCCAGCTGGACCAGCTCGCCGCCAAGGAAAAGGCCCTGGCTGACCGGTTCACACTCAACAACGCGCAGTTGCGCACCAGTCGTGCGGGCCACGCCAGCCTGCGCGACGAGATCCGCCGCCTGGAAAGCCCGTTCAAGGACCAGCTCGCGCTGCTGAAACAGCACACCGCCGAGTCGAAACGCTTGGGCGAGCAGTACGGCCAGCAGCAAGTAAAACTTGCCAACCTTGGCGTGCAGCTCAAAAACGCCGGCATCAACACCAATGCCCTGGGCGCGCACGAACTGAAGCTGAAGCGCGATATCGACACCGCCACCCAGGCGATGAAAATGCAGATGGGCCACCTGGATGCGTTGAAGCGCAAGCAGGAAAGCCTGGCAAAGGCGCGTGCCACCTATGACAAAACCCAGAGTCTGGCCGGCAGCGTTGCGGTAGCCGGTGCCGGCAGCCTTGGCGCGGGCTACGCCGCCAGCCGTCCCGTGGCGTCGGCAATCAAAGCTTTTGCCCCGAATGAGGATTCAGCCACTCAGCTCAAGGTGTCGATGATGGACGACACCGGCAAGGTTTCCGCCGACTTCCAGAGGATCACGGACCTGGCCACCAAGCTTGGCGACCGACTGCCAGGTACCACGGCAGACTTCCAGAACATGACGACGATGCTTCGGCGCCAGGGCCTGAGTGCTAAGAGCATCCTAGGCGGCACTGGTGAAGCGGCTGCTTATCTGGGTGTACAGCTAAATATGGGAGCGACAGAGGCAGCGGAATTCGCAGCCAAGATGCAAGACGCCACGCGCACCGGCGAAAAAGACATGATGAGTCTGATGGATACCATTCAGCGCGGTTTCTACGCGGGGTTGGACCCAGACAAAATGCTACAAGGCTTCAGTAAAATCGCCCCTGTCATGGACACCATAAAGAAGTCCGGGCTCGATGCCGCGAAGGAGTTGGCACCTCTACTGATCATGATGGATCAAGCAGGGATGGACGGAAGCGCGGCGGGCAACTCCTTCCGCAAAATCTTCCAGGCCGGTCTCGATCAAGACAAGGTCGACAAAGCGAACAAAATTGCAGCGGGTGCAAACAAAGGCGTATCGCTCAAGTTCACGAATGATGAGGGCAACTTCGCAGGTCTGGAAAATCTCTACGCACAGGTGGAAAAGCTCAAGGTCCTGAACGACACCGACCGCACTGCGGTGATTGCCAAGCTATTCGGGGATGACGCTGAAACGCTGACCACCTTGAATACGATGATGAACAAAGGGTTGGCCGGGTATCAGGAGGTTCAACAGAAGCTGCAGAGCCAGGCCGACCTGCGCACACGCGTCAACGAACAGCTCGGCACTCTCACCAACGTTATGGAGGCCGCTGAGGGTAGCTTCACCAACGCCATGGCTGAATTCGGTGCGGCAGTCGCCCCCGACCTTAAGGGGTTGATCAACACACTGGGTGAACTTGCCAACGGCGTCGGAGCCTGGGCTAGGGAAAATCCCAAATTGGCCGGGGGCTTGGTCAAAGTTGTGGCGGCTGTAGCAGTTGCCGCCGTGGTCTTCGGCACGTTGGCCTTGACCATGGCAAGCATGCTTGGACCCTTAGCAGTGGTGCGGTATGGCATGGCGATGTTTGGTATTCGCTTGGGCAGTATCAAAGCGCAACTGATCGGAACCCGTATCGCCGCTACCGGCGCCGGTGTAGAGGTGGGCCGGATGGGACGAATCTGGAAGACCGTCACGGCCAGTCGCGCAGCTGGCGGCATGGTGACTGTCATTCCAACCCTGATCAGTTCCGCGCGGCTTGCGGCAGTCAGCGTGTTTCCAATGCTCGGCAGCGCAATCAGTGCGGTCGGTGCGGCCATCCTGGCAACACCTGTCGGGTGGTTGATAGCCGCTGTCGCGGGCCTAGTCGCAGCGGCGTTGCTGATTTACAAGTACTGGAAGCCGATCAAAGGGTTCTTTCTCGGCTTCTGGCAGGGACTCACCGAAGCCCTGCAGCCGGTGCTCGCCGGGTTCGGTAAGTTCGGCGGGCTGCTGGTCAGCCTGGCGAAAGCGGCCTACTCGATTCCGGTTATCGGTTTTGCGTTGCGTCTGCTTGGTAGCATCGTTCGCCCTCTATTCAACATGATCTCCTCCGGCATCAGCGGGGTTATCGGTTGGTTCACCGACCTGTTGAAACCGGTCGAAGACGTCGGCGGTGCCGCCCAGTCAATGGGCCAACGCTTCGGCGCAGCCATCGGCAACATGATCATGACGCTGCTGCAAAGCATCGGCTCCATCGCAAACGGCGCGGTCAATGTGTGGACCACTATCAAAACCACCTTTGACCAGGGCCTTGCGGGCATCCTGCAACTGATCATCAACTTCAGCCCGCTTGGCTTGTTCTACCAGGCGTTCGCCGGGGTCATGAGTTACTTCGGCGTAGAGCTGCCTGGGAAATTCACCGAATTCGGCGGGATGATCGTCAATGGTCTGGTCAACGGACTGAAAGCTGGCCTCGGCGCCGTCAAAAGCACCATCAGCTCCATTGGCGACTCCAGCATCGGATGGTTCAAAGAAAAGCTCGGCATCCACAGCCCGTCACGGGTGTTCGCTGAGCTGGGCGGCTTCACCATGGAAGGGCTGACAAAAGGCCTGGAGGGTGGACAGAAGGGACCGCTCAATGCGTTGTCGAGCATGGGCAAGCAGCTGACAGCCGCCGGCACTCTGGCTTTAACCGCAACAGCCATGCCGGCATTGGCGGTCGATGATCGTCCTCCTGTCAGCAGCGCGGGTACATCGGTGGTCTACGACAGCCACGACACCTACCAAATCACCATCGCAGCAGCGCCTGGCATGGACATGCAAGCCATGGAGAAAAGCCTGCGCGCCATGCTCAACAAGATTGAAAACGAGAAACGCGCCCGTCAGCGCAGCAAGTTATCGGATCGGGATTAATCGCCATGATGCTCAGCCTCGGCATGTTCGTGTTCAGCCTATCGACCCTCGCCTACCAGGAGCTGCAGCGCCAGACCAATTGGCGCCATGCCAGCAACAGCCGCGTCGGCACGTCCCCAGCGATGCAGTTTGTAGGCCGTGGCGAAGACACCATCACCCTGCCCGGCATCATTCTGCCGGAGCTGGCCGGCAGCGTCTTAAGCCTGGACGCATTGCGTTTGATGGCGAACACCGGCAAGGCCTGGCCGATGGTCGAGGGTACCGGCCGGATATATGGTTTGTGGGTGATTGAAAGCCTGAGTGAGACCAAAACCGTTTTTTTCAGAGACGGCACGCCTCAGCGTATCGAGTTCACCCTTACGCTGAAGCGTACCGATGATGACCGTATCGATCTGCTCGGCGCCGCTACCGGCACCGGACTCAACATTCTGCGGGGGTTGCTGTGATAGAAGCGGCGCTGTCCAAAGTCACCGGTTACGTCATGGACACGGCGGAACGCTTCGTTCGGGACGCTGCCTACCCCGTTCCGGCCTTTCGCCTCACGGTTGACGGTAACGATATCGCCATGAAGGTAAGCCCGCGGCTGATGAGCCTGGATCTAACCGATAACCGTGGCGTCGAGGCCGACCAGCTCACGATTACATTGAGCGACCATGATGGCCTGCTTTCGATACCGCCCAAAGGCGCAGTACTTCGCTTGTGGTTGGGCTGGAGCGATACGGGCCTTGTGGACAAGGGCACGTACACCGTAGACGAGACGGAACACAGCGGCGCGCCGGATGTGCTCAGCATCCGCGCTCGCTCGGCAGACCTGCGCAAAGGGCTGAAGACCAAACGCGAGCGCAGCTGGAGCAATACCACGCTGGGCAAGGTCATCGGCGACATCGCTATGGGAAACAACCTCACATCGACAGTGGCCGGTGCGCTCGGTGCGCTGCCGATCTTGCAGCTTGACCAGGCCAACGAATCGGATGCCAACCTGATTACCCGCTTGGGCGAAGAATTCGACGCGGTGGCCAGCGTGAAGGCCGGGTGCCTGCTGTGCATCCCTGCCGGCGGCGGCAAGACGCCCAGCGGGTTACCCCTGCCCCACATTACCCTCACCCGTGCAGACGGCGACCAGCACCGCTACTTACAGGCAGATCGCGACAGCTACGACGGGGTGCGCGCGTATTTCTACGATGTGCACAGCGCCAAGAAACAGGAAGCGATTGCCGGCGGCGGGGACAATCTCAAAGATCTGCGCCACACCTACAGCGACCAGCAGTCAGCGCTCAGGGCCGCGAGAGCCGAATTCCGACGCCTGCAGCGCGGCAGTGCCACGCTCAGCTACACGCTCGCGATGGGCCGACCGGATCTGATCCCCGAACTGACCTATACGCTCCAGGGCGTTAAAGATGAGATCGACGAGATCATTTGGTACGGCGGCAATGTGCAGCACAGCCTGAGCCCGGATGGCGGCTACACCGTCAGCCTGGAGCTGGAAAGCAAGCTGCCAGAAGACAACGTTGAAGACTTGGCGGAAGAAAACAGGGGAGATTACACGGGGATCATCGCCTACTACCGCGACCAGAAAACCGGGAAGGAAAAGACGATTACTGCGGGGGACCAGGCCCGGCCAAGGCGGTTGCGCTGGCTGTATGCTAGCGAAAAGACAGCTAAGCGAGCGGTAGATCGGGAGTGGAAAAAGGCTCAGGCGGAAAAGGCAGCATAAACCCCGGAGCCCGTCCGGGGTCTGCAGGATTACTGCTCAGGTGCTTCGGTAAAAACCTCCAACAATCGCAGTACATCTTTCTGGCGCTGGTGGCTGATCAACCGAAACATTGCCAGTAACATCACTTCCTGATCGCTAAGGCAGGTCGCGTCTACGATCTGCACCTTAGTTTCTGATACACCGCTGTTCTCCATCATGCGAATACTCCTTTCACACGCAACGGGACTCGGCGCCCACGCGGCGCCGTTAAAGTTTCCCGGGGAACAGCTAATTTCCAACACGTTTTGCTGTGTCATCGGACACTAGGCAAATAAATTATGTGTTTTCTTACGTCACTGCGCCGGCTCAAACGGGGGTAGCGTCATGTACACGCCGTTCTCACCCCAGCCTTGCAAGTTGCCTTTGGTATCAACGACATAATGTTCGTTGAAATCAGTCTCCGGGTCGTCGAGACGCAGACCGCCGTCCGGGAGCTGCTTGCCAACATACGTTCCTATGTTCTTCCCGCCATTGGGAAAGACAGAGTCGATCAGGTACTTCTCATCCTTTCTCGACAACACCATCACGTATCCCGGTGCACCATCCCGCAACCAGCTCCCAATCCTGTTGGGGTACGCCTTCAGGTCAAGCGCCTTCAGGGTCTGGTAATCCTGCAGGCTCAAACCGATAAGCGAGGCTTTATAGTCGGGATCAAACCTGGCACTTGCCCAGAAGGCCCTATCGGATTGCCCCTCTATGCGGAATCCTATGAAGGTTTTGTCAGCCTTGAACTTGGTATCGGCACGAATGGCTTCAGCCAATTTCGCCAGGTCAGCGTCGTTTAAGCGTTTAGGAATCAGGACCTCAACTTTGCGAGGCCGACCTTCGCGGAAGTCATCTTTGGTGATTGAGTAGGCGTTAGGCAAAGCAGCATCTGGAGCGCCTTGTTTTGCTGTCTTTTCAGCAGGGCCGTTGCTCGCTATCGAACACATCGAAACAACAACAGCGGCGATCAGCAACAATGTCACTAGCCTGAATACTTTCTGGCCGGTGCCCAGTCCGGGATTTTTAGCGCCGCAGTTGGAACAGACTTTTGCGGTGGTATCCACGTTGTGCTTACAGGATTTACAGGGTTTCAACGCCATCCGAACAGCTCCTTTCTTTTTCACACAAAAAAAACCGACCTTCATGGTCGGCGTATCAAATCCGTTTCTCCGGCTGCAATTCGCTACTTTTGGGGCTTGTTGCCTGCCAGGCTCGCAGCACTCGCAAATGCCGCCGCCGTTCGCAGTAGCACGTTACGGTCATCCTCAGACATCAGCCGAAGGTTCCCCAGCACCGCTGATTCAACCTCGCTGAGGTTGTTGAGATCGACATCGGCGCGAGCACCGGTCAATACGTAATGCACATCAACTCCAAGCTCTTGCAGCCCAGAAAGATAGCGCACGTCGGGGGAGCTGGACCCAAGCTCATAGGCCTTTTGAGTCCCACGGCTTACCCCAGCGGTGACGCCAAAGTCGGTCTGGTTTTTACCCAACCGCTCGCGTTCTTCCCGCAGGCGTTCACCGACCCCTGAAGAAATGAGCATTTTTTTGATCAATATAAGTTGACTTGAACAGAAATCTGCCCAAGAATCCTTTTCGTCGAACACGATTAAACACGGACGAACACTATGCATGCCCTACAGACCCCCGAGCAAGCCCGCGCGCTTCTTGATCGCGAGGGTAAAAGCATTGCCGAATTTAGCCGCCAACATGGCTTGAACAAAAATCTGGTCAGTGACCTGCTGAACGGCCGTAAAAAGGGCCGTCGAGGGGAAGCGCATCGAGCTGCTGTTTTGCTCGGGATCAAAGACGGCCAGATCACAAACTAGGGCCTCTGGCTCCAAGGGGAAACCAGAAGATGAAACGCCCAGTTCTAGACAGCAGAAAGAGCGTCGTTATGGCCGTCATCGGCGCCTACCCTGGCGGTCGGATGTACGCCTCGGCCGACCTCGGCATGCCTCTGAAGAAGTTCGACAACCAAGCCTACGAGAACGCGGGCAGTCGCCCCCTGACGGACGAACACATTCACCGCCTGGAGCAGGTCGCTGGCACTACCTACCTTGCCGACTACATCGCCTCTATGTATGGCGGCATGTTCGTGCCGCTGAGCCTCCCGGAGACCCTGGATAACGTCGAGCTGTACAGCCGGTCGCTTAAAGCGTCAGCCCAGCGAGGCAAGGTCGACCAGATCATGGCTGCGGCATTGGACGACGGGGTTATCGAAAAACGTGAGGCCGACGCGATTGTCGCCGCTCTGATCACGTACATGTCAGCCCGTTACGCCGAAGTGTTTGCAACCATCCAGCTTTACAGCCAGGGAGCAGTTCAGTGAGTACGTACAAGCTGGTTTGCCCCTGCTGCAGCAGTTCGATGCGCATTCGTACCTCCGAGGGACAAACGCCTTGCTTCCGCTCGATGTACTCGGAATGCACCAACCTGCTATGCGGCGCCACGTTCTCCGGTTCCTTGGTTTGGGAATACCAGCTCAGCCCGTCAGGCATCGAGCGCCCCCTCACCGTTTTGCCCATGGCGCCCACCAAAGTGCGCCTGCTTGCTCGACAAAACCTCACGGCAAAAAACGATCAACCCGATCTGTTGGACCAACTGGATATGGAGGCCGCAACTGTATGAACACCGTCGCCCTGACTACCAACCCCGCTACCGACTACCGAGCCGCGATGCAGCAAGCAGCCGTGGCGTATCTATACCGGCACCGTTGTGAGCATCTTGCCGGCGACAGCCAGCTCTTAGAGAACTGCACCAGGTACTTGACCATGTCGCTTGAGGTGCCCACGCACCTGGTGCAACGCATCGCAGAGCTGGCAGTGGCTGAGTTCGAAAGCATGACGTGCAAGCGTATTGCCTGGCTGGGCATCTACCCCACCAGCGGCCCGTTCCGTCCTGTGATCTGGCTGCTCGACAACTGCACCCAACAGCGACACCCGATTTCAGCACGCCTGCTTCCTACACGCCTGCTGCTGACGCGCAACCTCCCGCACTAATCCAAAACCCTCCCTGTTTGATGCCCGCACCGCGTGGGTAGGGGAAATTTGCAACTTACTGGTGGCCGAAATGAGCAAAATCACCATAAAACTGGAGCTGGACGAACTACAGGCGCAGCACTACCTGTTGTGGTTGACCAGCCAGTACGAAGTCACGATGGCTGATATTTGGTACTCCGACCGCTACCGGAATGTGCCGAGCGGTCAGCGGGCGCCCAAGGTTCTTGAGGACTTGCCCTACCTGGCAGGCATCTGCAAGACGCGCAGCGAGCTGAAAAAACAGCTCGTTGTTACGGCTGCGGAGCATGTGCAGTGACTCGCAAGCCCATGGAAGACAAGATCCGCGCTGACGTGCTTCAGCGCCTGGAATCTGATTACGGCCTTCAGCACATGAAAGGCACGCATTACATGCGTAAGGGCACCTGCCCGCAGTGCAATCAGAAACGTTTGTTTTCGCGCCACGATGAACCCTGGTTCATCCGCTGTGGCCGCGAGAAAAATTGCCGCTACATGGCTCCCACCAAAGAGCTTTACCCGGACCTGTTCGACGACTGGAGCAAGCGCGCACCGGCTACCCGTGACGAGCCTGCCGCCAGCGCAAAAGCGTACCTGACGTTTGCCCGAGGTTTCCGCGTTGAGCTGATAGAGGGCTGGTACACCCAGGAAAGCCACTTTGATCGCGACCTAAATATTGGCTCTGCCACCGTGCGCTTCCCCCTGGAGCACGGTGGTTACTGGGAGCGCTTGATCGATCAACCGTCACGGTTCGGTAAGAAGAAGGCCCGCTTCCAACCCCTCAAGAGCTACAGGGGGCACTGGTGGTGCCCGCCGTGCGTAGATCTGCTGGAAGTAACTGAGCTGTGGATCGTTGAAGGCATCTTCGACGCCATAGCGCTCATTCAAAACGGTATCTCTGCGGTTGCGGCGCTGTCCTCAAACGCCTTTCCAGAGGAATCACTCAAGGACCTGATCACCGCTCGCGGCGGTAAAACTCCCAAGCTGGTTTGGGCTCTGGATAACGAGCCAGGCGCTCACAAGTACACCCGTATGTGGGTCAACCGTGCCCGCGAACTCGGTTTTACTTGCGAGGCTGCTCAGGTGTCACAGCCTGACGCCCGCAAGGTTGACTGGAACGATCTGCATCAACGCTGGGCATTTATCGACGATGAAAAAGTCCGCGCTGATCGCATCGAAAAGGACTTGAAAGAAGCCCGCCACCAGGGCGCCCTGCTGATCGCAGAAAGTGCCAGCGACAAGGCATTGCTCATGTACCAGTGGCGTGAGCGGGAGGAATTCCACTTCTGTTTCGACTCCCGCCTGTACTGGTGGAAATTGGACTTGGCGAAATACAACAGCGCCAAGCAGGCCCTCGAAAAGAGCGATGGCCACGAAGCCCAGACACTCAATGAAAAGCAGCTTCGGGAGAAGGCGCTGAACGTCGCCGGCTGCGTCGTCGAGATCGCCAACTGCTACCCCAAAGCCCTCTATTTCCAGCGCAACGAGATCACCGACGAGTCCTGGTACTTCTTCCGCGTCGACTTCCCGCACGACGGCGGGTCTGTGAAAAACACCTTCACGGGCGGTCAGGTCGCCGCTGCCAGCGAATTCAAGAAAAGACTTCTCGGCATGGGTGCCGGAGCCGTGTTCACCGGCAGTGGACAGCAATTGGACAAACTCATGAAAGACCAGCTTTTCGGCATCAAGACCGTTCAGACCATCGACTACGTGGGCTACAGCAAGGAATACCACTGCTACGTATTCAACGACGTCGCCATCCGCGAAGGCCAGGTAATTCACATCAATGAGGAAGAGTTTTTTGAGATGGGCAAGTTGAAGCTCAAGACTCTACAAAAGGGTGTGAAGATCGATCTGGAGAAGGATGGCAAAAAATACGATGACCAGTGGCTTGGGCTTCTGTGGCAGTGCTTCGGTGCCCAGGGCATCGTGGCGTTGACGTTCTGGTTTGGCTCGCTGTTCGCCGAACAAATCCGCAGCCGGTACCAGTCGTTTCCTTTCCTTGAGGCCACTGGCGAGGCCGGCGCCGGCAAGACCACGTTGCTCACGCTGCTATGGAAACTCGCGGGGCGCGACGGATACGAAGGGTTCGACCCGTCCAAATCCACCAAGGCCGGCCGCAGCCGCTTGATGGGCCAAGTATCAGGCATGCCCATTGTGCTGCTGGAATCAGACCGCAGCGGCGACGACAAGGCCCATGCCAAAACCTTCGAATGGGACGAACTCAAGGATTACTACGGCGGCGGCACCCTGGCGACCAAGGGTGTGAAAACCGCCGGTAACGAAACCTACGAGCCACCGTTTCGCGGCACCATCGCCATCAGCCAGAACGCCCCTGTTGTGGCATCAGAAGCGATCATGACCCGGATCGTCAAACTGCACTTTGTGCGTCCGAACGTCACCGCTGAAAGCCGTGCGGCGGCAGATCGGCTCAATGCGCTGGAAGGTTCGAGACTCAGCAACTTTGTGTTGCAGGCGGTACGTAAAGAGCTGGAGGTGATGGAGCTGTTCGGCCAGCGGATAGCTGGCTACGAGGCGAAGTTGCGCAATTTGCACTCCCACTGCTTTGCCTGCGACACCCCGTTCAAAGACGAGCACAGCGAATGTAGCCATTGCGGCAACAAGCTGCGCGGCTACATCCGAGTGGAGCGGATCAACAAGAACCACGCCCAAATGCTCGCCCTGCTGGACTGTCTGTGCATGGTGGTGCCCCTCACCGACGCCCAGGTCGAGCACACCCGCTCGCAGATCATCCGCATGGCAATTGAGCGCCAGGCCTCGATCAGTTCCGACCATCCGGTGGTGGCTGAATTCTGGGAGGTTTACGAATACCTCGAAGGCCTGGACGCCGAAGGCCCAGTGGTCAACCACAGCAAGAAAGACCACATCATCGCCATCAACCTTAACGACTTCGTGAAATGCGCAGCAGAAAACAGGCAAAAAATCGCTGATGTCAGCGAGCTGCGCGAGCGCTTGAAGGACTCCCGCTCGCGGAAGCTGCTCGACGTCAACAAGGCGACTGACAGCGCGGTACGGGCTCACCAGGCCAGCAAAACCAACGCCGTTATCACGAAGCAACCCATCGTGAAGTGCTGGCACTTCCAGGCCTGACATATCACCTGCCCTACCCGCCAGGCGCTGCAA